TCATCGCGAGGCCCGTCGCTTAGCAGGAAACCGGAAATCGCCGTTCACTGGTGATGCGCAGGACCTCCGCGAACGTGGTCCGACAGCCTTCACCGGCCTCTCGACGAGCACGGTCGGGTCGGGCAACCCATCGCTCAGCATGTCAGCCCAGACCTGTGCGAGCTCGCGTCTCCGGGGCAGGTACGCAGCGCGGTTATACGCACCTTCGACCTTTTCTTTCGGGACATGGGCAAGCATCAGGTCGATGATCTTGCGGTCATGATCCTTTCCATGCCGCTCTGCCCATTCGTTCATGATGGTCGAGAAGGCGGCACGAAAGCCATGCGGGACATGGTGCCCGTGGTAGCCAGCGCGATTGAGCAGGTAACCGATTGCGTTCTCACTCATTGGCCGGTGCGTATGCCGGTTGCTCGGGAAGAGCAGTTCGCCGCTTCCAGTCAGCGGCCACAGCGCCTTGAGGACTGCGATGGCCTGCGGTGTGAGCGGCACGAGATGATCGCCCTCGATCTCTTCCTTGCGGTCGAGGTCGCCCTTCATTCGGGCCGAAGGAATACGCCAGAGCGGCTGCGGGCCGTTCAGTTCTTCAAACTCGTCCCAGCGCGCGCCACGAAGCTCGCTTGGCCGCACCGCCGTCAGTGCGAGAAAGCGAAGCGCCAGACGCGTAACGGGGCGGGCATAATCCTCCTCCGCTGCGATGATCATCTTTCGGAGCGGTACAAGGTCCGTGATGGCTGGCTGCCGTCCCTTGCGAAGCGGCTTGAGGGCCGCTCCGAGCTTCTCGGCCGGATCGTCCTTCGTAATGCCCTCCGCAATGGCGTAGACGAAAACGGCGGAGATCCTCTGCCGGATGCGTTTCGCCGTCTCGATCGACCCACGGGCCTCGACCTCACGCAGCACGCCCATGACAAGCGGTGGCGTCAGTTGCGCGATCGGTAGCACGCCGATCGCCGGGAAGACGTCTCGCTCGAGGCTGCGGATAATGTCAGCCGCATGGATCGCGGCCCATTGCGACTTCGCATTCTCATACCATTGCCTGGCGACCCGCTCGAACGTCTGGCGACTGGCCTCCAAATTTGCCTCGATCTTGAGCTTCTTGACGACCGCCGGGTCGTGGCCGTCGCAAAGCATGGCGTAGGCCTCGTCGCGCTTTGCCCGTGCGTCGAGAAGGCTGACCATGGGATAGATCCCGAAGTTCATGCTCTTCTGCTTGCCGTCGTAGGCGTAGTTCCAGCGCCATAGCTTTCCACCGCCGGGTTTCACCTCGAGGTACAGCCGGTGGCTGTCCGTCAGCTTGTAAGCCTTGTCCCGCGGCTTCGCGCCGCGCAGTTTCGCATCATTCAGTGTGACGCGACAGTAATTACCGGCCCTGCTGGGAGCCGGGATATACCGGGCCAAACGCACCACATATCGGGATGAACGCCCAGAAAAACGGGCCTTTCGGCACTTTCGGAGCGCGCGGGTAGGCGTTCCGGAATTATTGTCGCGTTCCGAAGAAAAAGCGGCCCTGCGCGGCTGGTGGCGGCCCGAAAAACGGCGGAAATGCGTGGCCAGTTCCGACTTAACCGACAATCCAGTTCCGACTTTCCCAAAAGGCCCGATTTCCGGGCGTTTCAGGGCGCTGTCGCACGGCGGAATCCCGATTGTAACTCGGAACTGGCGGGCCGCTAAGTCGGAACTGGAAATGGGCACTACATCCCGCCCGTGATGATCAGTTCGCCGGCTGCCTTGGCGTTGTTCTTGGCATCGAGCGTGTACGTCGTGCGGACAGCTTCAATGGCGAAGCCGGAAAAGATGTCTCGCACTTCCGGCCGGTCATTCAGGCTTAGGATGAAACGGCCCTGCAGGCGCGCCAGCCTATCGGCCATCACGGCGAATTCGTCACGGCAGAACATGCCTCGGCCGTAGTCGTTCTCCGATCCGTAGTAGGGCGGATCAAGGTAGAACAGCGTACCCGGCCGGTCGTACCTATCGATGAACGCGGCCCATAGCATACGCTCGATCACCACACCGGCCATCCGGTCGTGGACCGCTTCCAGCAGGGGCACGAGCTTGGTCACGTCGAAACTCGCGGGCCGACCAACCGAAACGCCGAAGTTGCGGTCGGCGACCTTGCCGGCAAACGCCAACCGCTGAAGGTAGAGGAACCGGGCCGCCCGCTCCAGATCAGTAAGCGAGGCGGGCTCCAGCGCAGCGAGCTTTTCAAACGCCGCGCGGCTGGTGACCTGATAGCGGAGCATGTCCACGAACGCGACATAGTGCCGCTGCAGCACGCGGAAGAAGGTGGAAACGTCTTCCGACCAGTCGTTGATCACCTCGACGCGCGGGCGAGCGGTGCGGCGCAGGAACACGCCGCCCATTCCGACAAAGACTTCGGCATAGGTGGTGTGCGGCACCGCCGCGATACGTTCGACCAGGCGCCGCGCGAGGTTGCGCTTGCCGCCGAGGTAGCCAGCCGCAGGCCGGACGGGAGACACGGGTTGCAAGGGCGATGAAACGGCATTTTCGCCGCCTTGCAGGGGCATTTCAAAGGGACTCGACTCTTTCACGATGTTCTCTAGTTGTTCGCGCCGTCCGGTGCCGGATGGCGGGATGATTCGGGCGTTGGCCAGCCCGATCGTGACGGTGCCTTCCCGTCGGTTTGGGGCGTTGGCGCGCCCCTTCCCCCGCCCGCAGGCGGTGAATTGCTTGTTAAGGCCGGAAGCCCTATATTGCTGGCTGCGACGCGCGTGACACGGTGAACCTTGCGGCCGTAGCACGCTGACCATCGGGTCAACGGAGCGCCATGCGAGGGATGCAAGTCCTCGCCGCGCGTCGCTTCCTTCAGCGCCGGTCAACGATAATCTCCGTTCCCTTCAGCAGGCGCGGCAAGCTGGCGTCGTTCTGTTCACGGACGCTGGTAACGAACAGCCCTTCCCCGCTGGCCGTGCGCTTGACGACCGCGACGGTCCAGCGCCCGTCCGCCGCCCGCGCGAAGATCAGCACGTTGTCACCATCGCGGGCGACGATGTCGGCATGTTCGACCATATCAGGCAGGCGGCGATAGACCGCGACCGGAAGGGCAGCGCGCTTTTCGACCTGCTTGGCGACCGTCTCCGGCGACAGCACCGCGACGCGCACTTTCGCGCCCAGGACATCGCGCAGCCGATCGTCGAGGATCATGACCGGAAACCCCGGATCAGGCAGGGCAAGGAACTGCTCAAAGGCAGCGTCGGCAACGATTTCCTGCAAGGTCTGCCGCGCGGCCTGGTCAAGCCCGACATCGAGCGCCTGCTGGATCGAATTGGCCGCTTTCGCTGCCGCCGCCTTCAGATGCGCGGTGCCTGGATTGTAGCTGAAGCCGGGATCGATGCCGTCGGGCACCATGATCGGATCGCCAACGGCCGGAATGAACCGCTGCGGCGGCCCACCTGCAATCTGATCCTCGGGCGTGATCGACCAGCCCTTACGGTCCATCTCCCGCTGGGAAATCTGGCGGTAGTTGCACTTACAGCCCCAGCCGTTGGGCGGGAAATGGGTCTGCCACCACGGATGATCGACCGGCAACGTGACGCCGTACCAGAGCTTGTGCAGCGGGCGCTTGTGTTCCGACGTCGAGGCCAGATAGCGCAGGAAGGGCAGCACGTCCTTTTGCCGCTGGACGCGGAGCCAGTTGCCTGTGGCGAGGCTCATGCGCACGTTGGTATCGTAGATCGTGCGCAGGCGGCGTTCGTTGATGATGACCGTTTTGTCGGTGCCGGTCAGATCGCGATTGTTGACGGCGCCCCACCAGCCCTGTCGCTTCAGTTCCGGCAGGATGGTGGCCTTCCATTGCTCGAACGTGCCGCCCTTCCGGATCACCTCGTCCAGAGACGACTGGATATAGCGCAGCAGGTCCAGCTTGGTGATCTTCGCCACCGTGAACGCGACCGCGTGCTGCTCGTGCCGCATTTCCGACCAGCGCACGGTAGGCTGCAGCTGGCCGCGTGCCTCCCACGCGCGAACGGTGTCCACGGGATCGAGGAAGATGGAATAGCCGAGGCTGTCAGCCATGGGCGAAACGCCAGAGAACGGGTTTCTGGTCGGGCGCGATGCGGTGGAGGCCGCGTGCCATCGGATGCTTCGGCGCGCCATTCTTCGTCTTGCCCCAGCACCAGAGGTGCGGCCACGGTTCTTCGCCGTCCTGAATGGCCTCGACGACGTGGTCGATCCACACCGGATCGCGCGCGATAGCACCCCAGCAAGCAAAAACCTTATCGGCTGACTTCGCGGCGGAAACGACGGCATCGACGTTCGCATCGCGGGCATCGCGCGCAGCCCAATTCAGGCCGGCGTCGATCTCCCGCACGATGCGATACACGTCGGCCGGATCGGCGGAGACGAACGGGTAGAGGTTGACCGCGACCAGGCCACCGAAACCGAAAAGCCGGCACCATTCGATCCACCACCGCGTGGTCATATCGTCGCGATCGGCGTCGGCATCGGCCGGGTTGTGGCCAATCATGCAGGCGATCGGCCCCGGCGCCCAGCGGCGGTGCAGTTCGACGCGGTTGCCGGCGACGAAGGTGGCAGCACGCTGCATCACCGGGTTGCCGAAAAGGTCTATGCCGTATGGATCAGCCATGATTTCGCTTCCAAACCTCGAAGGCAACTTTACCACCGGGCAGCCGGACGCGCTCGCACGTCATACGGCTAGGCTCGTGCGAAACCGCGTCACGATCTTGTAGCTGGTGAGGTACTGTTGCCCGCCACGCGGTCTCGACAAGTTGGCTTCCAGCCGGAACCCGTTGGGATAGTCCGCGCGCAGACGGCGCAGACAGCCATCACTGTCGCGCCAACCGATCACCGTTTTCGGCGCTTGCCCATCGCCAATATCGAGTATTTGCGCCAGCACAGGCCGGGCCGCTTCAGCGTCCAGCCGGTGGCGAGTTAGGCGCCGGCTCATTTTGGCAACGCCTTGCGCAGGCGCGCGTCTAGCCGCGCGTGAAGTGGCTTGGCCACGGCCAACAAGTCATCGAAACCGCTCTGTCCAGCGCCTGCCTTCAAGAGCATTTCGACCGCTGACCTTACGAGTATGGCTTCGTGAAGATCGAGCATCGCAAATGTGCTACCGCGTTTGCTCATTTGAAGCTGTCCCCGATCGCAAGGGCAAAGATCAGGCCAATCCACGCGATCACGGCAGCGGCGAGGAGTATCGGCACGCCGATAAGCAGGCCGGCGGCCCAGATCAGCCACATGGGAATAGTGAACGTCACAGCAGCATTCCTTCCGGTGGTTGCGGGATAGTTGGAGCGGCCGGCGCGGGTGCGCGGGCACGATCGTGGCAGGGCTGGCAGCGCCAAGGGCCTATCGGGCCGGTTAGGCTCCAGCTCGGCCACGGCGCGCCACAGTCGGCGCACTGGTGAGGCTTCCAGCGGGAGACCTTCATTTGTCAGGCCCCCTCCCGCAGCAGGCGCCCGTATTGGTCAGCGAGGGCATTGGCGAAGCCGGGGAATGTTCTGGCGCGATTGCGCGACCGTTCCTGGCCAGCTTTGCCCCATCCCGAATGCCGATGGATCGCACTCCACAGCCTGTGTTCCGGCGTACCTGGCCGAGGCGGAGTGAGGCGATTGGTCGCGCGTAGCTTCGGCAACTCGATCAGTTCCAGCCCGGTCGCTTTGAAAGCAGGGTCGCCAAACCACCAAGGCTGGACAAACTGCACATTGCGGCGCCCTGTCAGGCTGATCGCATGGCCGTGCATGATCGGGTTCTCGATCACGCGGCGCGGGATGCGTCCATCATCCCGAACAGTGCGATAGAACGCGGCCGCCTGTTCCAGCTCTGACCATCGAAGCGGATCGGGGCCGTTGATCTTCTTCCCGCCGATGTAGAGCCATTTTGCGCCGGAGTTGCACAGGATGGTGCAAGGCGGATGCATCACCGCAAGGAGGTCCCAGCCACCATCCAGATGGTTGCGCACGTCGTCACGGATGTGCCGATTGCTGCCGTCGTCGGCAGGCTCGGTATCGCAGCTCCAAGCGTCAAAGCCGAGCGCGAGGAATGCGCGCCGAAGGACACCGCTGCGCTCGCAGCCGATCAGAACGCGGGCCATCACAGACGCCCCCAGCTTGCGGCCACGGTTTCCATCAGCGATGGCGCGGTCCGCAGATCGACGCGATCGGCGTTTGGCAGCGCCTTTCGCCGTCGTTCGTCATCGAGATGCGCGCGCACGGCCAGGCCGACCCGATTGAGCGCCGACCGCTGGACCGAATAACCAACGGTCAGGTAATCGGGCACGGAGCCGGCCGGGACCAGAATGCGCCCATCGGCCAGCACCTCCGCGCTTGCTATGATGCTTCGCTGCTTGTCCGACAGGCATGATGCGATCGTAGCAATGTCGCTCATTGGTCACTCTCCGTCGGTGCGGGTTGGGCCGCCGCGTCGAGCTGGGCGGCGAAGCCGGCGCGGTTCAGCGCCTGCATGAGCGGCGTTTCGTCCATCGTGCCCAAGGCACTGGCGAGCAGCGCGCGGGCTTCTGCCTCGCTGGTGGCGGCCATGATCCGTTCGACGAGCGTGCCGGTCATCGCATTGGCGACGCGGTAGCCGTCCTCTGCGATCATGCGGTCAACGACGCTATCCACATCGTCATGCGCGCTGGCGGACGGCGACGGTTCGGCGAAGCTGGCTGGAGCCAGTTCGGTGACACCATCATGCCAATCGCTCTGGATCGGCTCGAACCGTTCCGGCCCGAAGACAAGCCGGCCCTGATAGGCCTGCACCTTCGACAGATCGAGATCGCCGGCTTCGTAGGTCAACGTCACATGCGGGAGGAAGCTGGGATAATCCCAGCTCGCGCCGGCATCGACCATTTCGCGGTGGCGCCACTGCAATTCCCCGGACTGGAAGATCAGCGCGACCGCGCCATCGGTGCCGAGGCGTTCGACCAGGCGCGGCCCGCCCGGAGGCACGATCAGCTCGCCGGCATACGATCCCCATTCGCCCATCTTGAACCAGTTGACCGGGCGCTTGGAGTACATGACGGTGACGTGCAGCTGATCGGCCGGAACCGTGGACGCGAAACCCTGCTCCTTTGCCCAATCCAGCACTTCGCTGGCGTTGAGCAGCGCACGCGAGACATATAGCGGGCGCGGATCGTCGGCCGCGAAGCTGGCGACCTGGCGCTTGCCCGGCGCGCGCTTGGCGCCATCGGCGGGCACGGCTGCCGGATCGATGGGCGGGACAGCGGTCGGCGGCGGTACGGGCGGCATCGATCCCGACGGCGCTTCCGGATCGTCCTTGCGGACATAGCCTTCCCCGTAAGTGTCGGCGAAGCTGGCCTTGGTGCGGACCCAGCCCAGCGCTGCGAGGCTGGTATCCGTTTCCGCGTTCGCCTTGGCGTCTTCCTCTTCCTCCACGATCCGACGCACGATCGGCGCGGCGACATCGGGGCCGAAGTTGAAATCAGTCCACCACCGCGCCGGGCCATCGGTGAAACTGTCGGTCAGTTCGTCCGCATCGGACTTGATGACTTCCAGCTTCACATCCGCGTGGACCTGCCCCTGCGCGCGCGACGATCCGTTGTCGGTCGTCATGGTCTGCGACAGCACAACCTTGGAGATGGCGCCGTCCATGTAGGCGCAGAGCTGATGGAAATCGGCCGTGCCGGATTTCGCCGCCGTCAGCAGTTCGACGGCCATTCCCTCGGGCACAACAAATCCGCTGTCGGTAGCGATGGCCTGAAGCGCCTGGAGCAGCTTGTTGACCTGTTCCGGGCTGGTCGACTGCGGATAAGTGCCCTTCGCGGTCGGTGTGCCGAACTTGTCGAGGAAGATGTTCCAGAAGCGGATGCCGTTGCGCTTGAACAGCGTGGGCCAATAGAGCCAATGCGCCAGCCCGAGGCCGTAGGGGCTGTCATCGTCCGGCGCGCCGACGGCGTGAACCCAGAACTTGCGTTCGGGCATGATCTCGCCCTGCATGTTGCCGGGCACCAGCATCCGCAGGTTGTCCTGATCATCGTAGCGGAAGCGGCGCGCGTGGCGGACCTTGATGCCCACGAAATCAAAGAGGCCGTCGCGGTAGCCCCACATCATCTCGGCGACCGAGTAGCCGTAGAACGAGCCCATCAGCATCTTGCCGGTGGTCCGGTCCCACTTCAGGCGCTTGACAGTCTTGTCGAACGCCTCGGCCGCAGCAACGGAACGCGGATCGCTTTCGTCGCCGGGGATCGTGTTCCAGTCGCGCGCGACGACGGCGCCGATCCGCTGCTGCAAGGTCGATTTGACCTGATCGTCGTTCAGCACGACATCGTAGGCGCCCCAATCGACCGCCATCGACAGCTTGGGATCGCGCGCCTCGCGCAGACCGCGCACCCATGGCTGGGTGATGTCGCGCCCGTCGCGGGTTGTCGCGATCTCTCCCAGCAGAGCCGGTTGCGGCTTGGGGATGGTTGCGTCTGCCATGGTTACTTGCGGGCCTTTCGATTGCGGCGGTATTGCGCACGGCGCGCCGGATCGTTGGCGTCGGTCCATTCGGCCCGGCCCATGGCAACGCGGTGCAGGAAGACAGTGGCTTCGTTCAGCCCGGCAGCGCCATCGAGCGAGACGAAGTCGAGGTGCGGCACCGGATGGGTGTTGTTGACCGGCAGCCGGTGGTTGGACACGCGGATCAGCCAGTCACGCTGGCCAGCGTCGCGCAGGGTGACATAGCGCGAGGCCGAGCCGCGACTGTGGCTGGCCTTGATCGATACGACCTTCAGGCCGAGTTCGCGCGCGGCGGTGCCAAGGCGCATGGCCAGTGCAAGGATGTCCTGTGCCGTAGCGCAGCCAGCGCCGGTGACTATCCGCAACATCGTCATCAGAAGAACAGCCCGCTTGCCCGGCGCCGGATGGTTCCGAAGCCGGTGGTGTTGATGATCATTTCTTCAGCGGTCAGCCGCGAGTCCGGGAGCCGATGCACGTCGATCGGCGCGGCATTGTCGTTCGCGGCCGACACGCACAGCGCCGCCGCCCAGAACCGGTCACCGTGGCCATCGCTTTCGCCATCGTGGACCAGGCGCACTCCGCCGGTGGCGGTGAATGCCTTGGTGATCGAGTGCAGATCGTCCCGCAGCAGCATGTCGCCAACCGGGATGCGGAACTTGCGATCCTCCATGGCGTCCTTGAGCAGCGAGGCCATCGCGAACTTGCGGACCATGGAAAAGATGACGCCTTCCACGCGCGAGCGGCCCAGCAAGTCCTGGGCGGCTTCCACGAAGGGTTCGCCCATGCCGGTCTGGTCGATCGCGACGCGCGACGCCCGGTCGCGGTTCACCACGCGCGCCAGTTCCGCCAGCTGCGCCCGGAACGGTGCGCGGCGCATGGTGATGATCTCGCGCGGGTAAAGCGTGTCGCCGATCTTCACCGCGACCCAGATGCAGGTAAGGTCTTTCTTGCGGGCGATATCCATGCCGACGAAGACTTCGCCGTTCGTGGGCCGCAGTTCCTCGCCATACTCCCGTTCGGCGGTGATGATCTCGCCGGTGTATTCAACGACCTTGAACCGGCCATAACCTTCGGTTTCAACGGCGTTGATCAGATCGAAATCAAGCCACGCGGTAGCTTCGTCGAGCCACTTCAGCTCGAATTCCTGCGCCCACAGGTCCGCGTCGTTCAGCGCGGCCTTGAGTTCATCGACGTTGCGGTCGAGGCCCTGCCTGACCGCGTCGTAGATATCGACGATATGGCGCGACCAGATCGACGGGTTGGCCGTCATGATCTCGTAGAACTTGTTCCCCTTGCCGTTGGGCGTGGAAACGACGCGCAGCTTCCAGCCCTTGGAGATCACGGGGAACAGCGCGCCCCAGATAGCCTTGGACTTGGCGTGGAACGCGAATTCGTCGAGCAGGACGTTGGCCGAGAAGCCGCGCGCGGTGTCCGGATTGGCGGGCAGCGCGGTGATGCGCGAGCCGCCCGGAAATTCCACCTCGAACGCGCGATAGGTGGCGCCGGTCTCTTCGGAACGCCATTCGCCCTCCTGCACTTCCGGCGGCGCGCCCTTCAAGCCGTTGTAAAGCTCCCAGAACGCGCGCGTCATCGGCTTCACGTTCTCGGTCATGGCCTCCATGGCCTGGCGTTCGCCGCGCGAGAGGATCACCCAGCGGGTACGCTTGCGCGCCAGCTCCGCTTCGATGCAGTCATCGACCAGCTCGGCGCAGGACGTGAAGGTCTTGCCCGTCTGGCGCGCGAACATGCCGGCCTTGAACCGGCTACGGTCCTGCAACCACTTCCACTGGTAGGGGTGGAAGTTGATGAGCCGTTGCAGCTCGTCACGGACCGCGAAGTCGGCCATCAGTCGGCAAATCCGAGGATGCGGCGGGCACGCTTCAGCGCATCGGGGTCAAGCTCGCCCTTGCCACCGGCATCGTCCAGCTTCCGGCGCATTTCCGCTTCGGCCTGCTTGCGGCCTTCCTCGCGGACGCGGGCGTCGCGATCGGCGTCGATCTTCGCGGCCGACTGCAGTTCCTTCGTGGCCTTGGCCAGAAAATGGAACGCCTTCGGGTCGAGGTCTTCGCCGTCGCCGGCCGCCAACGGCAGGACCATGCGCGCACCGATGCTGGTGAGCAGCTGGACCATGAGCTTGCCTTCGGCGTTCTGCGCGCTGCCGAAGTCCTTGGCGAAGCTCTCGGCCACCACGCGGATATCGCGGTGCCGTTCGGCGAGGCCGGCATAGTCCTTCGCGTAGCGGCCCACGGCCGAGCGTGAACGGGGATGGCCGAGGTCGGCCAATTTCTCGACAATGCCGTCGATCGTAGCGCCGGCTTCGAGCGCGCTGACAACGGCCGCCTGCACTTCCTTGGGCAGGGTCTTGATGGACGATTTGCGGCCCATGTCAGTCGCCGGTCTTGTGGCGCCAGACGCCTTCGACGACGAGGCGGCCCTCGGCGATGTCGCGCCCGTCGGCAAGGATGCGGGCGACCAGGAACGGGCCGAGTTCCTCGCTGGCGATCAGCTTCTGTTCGGCCAGCCACCGCAACTGGTCCGCCACGTCGCGCCGCGCGATGCGATGGCCGAGCTGGGCAAGCAGCATGGCGAGGACATCATCGTTCTGCTCGCCGCCGATGTCGTTGAGCAGATCGAGGATGGCGCGCCGGATCAGCGGGACGATGGCGGCCGGGATCATCGATCCAGCCCCCGATCCACGAGGATTTTCAGATAATCGTTGGTAGAGTTGAGCTGCCGCTCGATGCTGCCAAGGCCGCGCTCTACCCCGCTTACGCGGGCATCAACCGCCGCGATCTTTTCCATGAGCTGGATGCGCGTCGGTGCGCTGTCCTGCTCCTGCGCAAGATGATCGACGGCCGTGGTGGTGGCCGTCAGCCTGTTGGCGAGATCCCCGACGGTCCGCGCCAGGCTGTCGAAATCGGCCTTGGTCGGGAATTGCGTGCGGAGATAGAGGAAGCCGGCGCCGAACAGGATCGGCGTAATCGCGGAAATGATCGGCCACAGGTCGATCATGATATTGAGCAGGGAGGACGGCACGGATCAGCCCTCCACCGACGAAACAGGATGTCCGAAACGCAAAACGGCCTCCACGCGCAGCAGCGATGAAACTGTGTTTCACCGTGCTGGAATGGAGGCCGCAGACGTGGAGTCCCACGGTGCGCACCAAAGCGCTATCGGGCGGTCAATTCTCGCCGAACATTTCGAGTTGCCGTGCATCCTTAGGGCGGACCAGCAAGGGCGCCGCCTGGCATTCGGTGCCTTCGTCGGTCTGGTTGACCAGACGGGAAAGGTGCCGCCGCGCCATGCGCAGGATCGCGGCCCCTTCCACGACAGTCAGCCGACCGGCGCGGATCGCAGCAATGACGCCTTGCCGCCGTGCGCGCAAGAGCGCGTTGCGCCCCGTAGGGATCGGCAGGCGTTCGCGGCCATAGACGTGGCTAAGGATGGCGGCCTTGTCCGATCCGACGATTTCGACAAACGGGCTGCGCCCGGCGTCCATCGGAATGTAAACCTCCTGCCCTGCGAAGGCATCGACCAGGCGCAGCGTATCGTAAGGTCCGATGTGCGCCGCCATCTCCAGCATCATCGGCGGCCAGCTTTCGTGCGGCTTCGCATCTGGCGGGATCGGGATGTCTTCCGGCCGGAAGGTGCGCGGGCGGGCCATGGCTATTCGCCGCGCAGGCGCAGGATGCCGCCAAGGTGACGGATCAGGCCATCCAGTTCGGCAACATGCAGATCGTAACAGGACCGATCGCGATCATAGCCTTGCCCCTCGACCCAGGCGGCGATCCGCTCGGCGCTGCCGCCACCGTGGCGATCGATCCGCCCTCGCAAGGCGTTGATGACGGCGCAGCGTTCGTGATGGGTGGCCGTAAAGCCATCCGTCTCGATCTGAATAGCTGCTGTCTCTTCGCTGGTGGGCCACTGCACACCCTCGCGCTCCAGCCAAAACTTCAGCGCCTCGATCACGGCGGGGGCATGGCGATGGTCGAGGAAACGCAGAGCGCTGACACCCGTCTGACGCTTGACGAAGGCGCCGATCGCCCGGTCATCCGATTTGTCGACCAGGCCCAGCCAGTACAGGCTCCACCACAACGCGCGAACCTTGCCGATGTGGGCGCGGTGCCCGGCCGGGGCGGTGTGGCTGCGGTTGAGGTGATCGAGCAAGCGCGCCATCTCGCCTATGGTCATGTCCGACAGGCTTTCCTTGCCGATTAATCTGGACTGGAGCGCCTTGCGGTCATCATCATCCATCTTGTTGGCGTGGCAGGCCGCGCGGACGGCGCGGTAGAACCGCAGCCGTTCAGCCGAGGTCTTGCCCTGGCGGCGCCCATGCTGGGCGTGAACGGTCTTAGCCATGGGCGGTCTCCCGGCGCTGCAGCTCGGCGCGCAAGGCTGCTGTCGTGAAGCGATCGAGCTGGATTTGGGCGGGCGCGATGTTGCGGCGACCGCCATGGGTTTTGACCAGATGCCCATCGCGCACGAGGGCCGCGACCGCTTCGTGAGCGCGGGTGCGGGACTTGGTGCCAAGGTGCGCCGCGATCTCCTTCAACGAGGGGGCGATGCGGCGATCGGTGTAGTACTGCTCGATGAAATCGAGCGCGCGGCGTTGCTGCGGGGTCATTGGACTGTCCCCCGCGTTGGCGCTTCCGCGCGCGTGGCGGCAAAGACCGCGTCGGCCAACAGACCGGCAACGGCGTCAATCTCTTCGCCGGACAACCGGACATAGAAAGCCCGCCCGCCACGCGAGATCGTGACAAACACCTCGTCGCCGAGGACGCCGAACGCGATCCCATCGTGCACGTGTCCGCCCGACTGATAGACGGGCATATCGCGCCCGACGACCCGGAGCGGGATCAGAGGGTTATCGCCGCTCACTTGCCGATCTCCTTGTCCAACAGGCGGAAGAGGACATCGACGACGAAGCGCCATGCGGCATGTTCCGAGCGATAGTCGCGGGCGAGCTTGGCCGCCTGCGCCATGTAGCAGGCGGCATCGACGGCCGAGCCGTCCGCCGCGCGATAGGCCGCGTGGACGGCATGCTCGGCGGCTTTCAGCGCCTGTCGTTCCTGCCCAGCCGTGCCAAGGGTAAGGCGTGGCGCAAGTGCATGCTGGCGCCGCGCGGCTTCGCCAGCAGCTTCAAGTTCCTGTTGGTGATACAGGGCGCGCCAGACATCGTCGCATGCCCGCAACACGCCCTCATACCGCGCGCGCGCCGCAGGCTTGGTGCCATAGACCCGACCGGCTGACGCATCGAGCCAGCGGGCCACGTCGGTTGCATACCAGACGACTTCCATCATCAGGCCGACGTGAACGCGTCCCCAGCCATCTCTATCCAGCACCGGCCAGCGTGCGGCACGGTCGATCAGGCCCGACGCGAAGCGCTGGAGCTGATGCGACGGCAGCCCATCAACGACGGCCGGAACGAACCGGGCAAGCCAACGCGGCATAAGCGCGGCAGGGCAATCCTCGGTGCCGTTGATGTCCTTGCCGAAGGCGGCCAGGAGGCACACCAGTTCGCGGCCCTGTTCGTCCTGGCGCCGCCAGTGTCCCTGCGCGATGGCGCCGGCCGCCAGATAGGACCGGGCGAGTTCCACCCGGTGTTGGCGTGTCATGGTCTGAAGTGTCATGGGGTGATCCTTGGGAAAGGGCGCGGGCAGCGCGCGGCACCGCCCGCGCCGATGGTCATTCGTCCGTTTCAGGCGTGGTGGCGGTGTCGGCCGGTTTCGGGCGCGGCCAATCGACGAAGAATTCCTCGCCCTGGTCCACGAAGGCCCCGAGTTCCACGAGCACGGCGCCCGTCTCATCGTTGGCCTGGATCGCCTTGATCGCTGCCGGCTTGTCGAGCTTGTGCGTGGTGCGCAGGGTCACGAGCTTTCCGCGATCGAGCAGCTTGGCGACAAGCATGCCCATCCTGATGCCGCGCAGGCGAAGGGCCGGCGGCGACGTGCGTTCGCCGATCATGCAGCCGGCAAGCGTTATCGATTTGCGCTTGCCATGCGTGAGTTCTGGCGCAGCCACCGCCCACCACGCGCGCAGCTGGCGGAAGATGTCGGCCGCGCGGACTTCGAGCGGCTTCGCGGTTTCGTCACGTACCAGCTCGATCTTCGCGATCGCGGCGCTGGCATCGATTTCCAGCTGGGCGATCGTATCGGAAAGATCGCGATATTCGCCGATCAGCGCGATGGCGGCTTCAAGGGTTTGCGGTGCTTCCTGCTTCGGAGCCTTGCGGCGCGGTGGTGCCATGGTCAGTCTTCCAGTCTGGTTGGGGTGGCGGGGATGGTGATGAGGGCGACGGCACCGCAGACCGCGCATTCCGCGCTCTGCCGGCCGACCAGCCAGTTGATGGAGCCGCAGCCCTGGCAACGGTTCGGTTCATCCGTGCGGAAGGCAGGCGGCGGCGAATGCGGTTCAGGCGTGACGATCGGCCGGATCACAGTTCGGCCCCTTCGGCTTCCAGCGGCGCGTCCGTGTTGTTGGGGCACGTCGGACAGGCCCGGGCGAACTGGTGATGGGCGAAGTTGGCCGGCGGCCCCTTGCGACGGCGCGCGCGGATGCAACTGTGCAGCGGGATCGGCCCGTGAATGGGGCAACCGACCTGGTCGCCGCCGTAAACCGACAGGACCGCCCGTTCCGGTTCAACAGTGCGAGCCGGATACTTGTTGTTGATCAGCTTGCTGATGGTGCCGGAGCTGCAGGCGAAGCCGGCCGCCGTCAGGCGATCAGCAACGTTCCGCTGACTGGTCTGGTCGCAGGCCGCTGCGAGCAGATGGAGCCAGCGCGGGAGATCGTCGCCCCACGCGGCAATCGCCCGCGCCATGTTGGTGGAGAGTTGATTAACAATCATGGTTAACATCCGTGGTCAAAAAAGGGGGGGAAGCGGCGGGTGCGCGGAAATTTCGCGCGCGGTGCCGGTGTTCGGATCGGTGACGATGGTGACGGTGCGCCCGCCTTCGCGGCGCTGCCCGATGACGGGCACGAGCGGGCCATAGGTACCGGCCAGCGCATAGACGGAGCGTTGGCCGGAATTGGCGTTGCCGCGCACAACCCGCCGCAGGATGCCGGCCCGCAACAGGGCGCTGACATAGACCTTCGCCGATGCTTCGGTGACTTCGGCGGTCATGCACAGTTGCACGAGATCGAACCGCTTCAGGATGCGGATGGCGCGCCACATGCCCACGCGCCCGCCGCGCTTGGCGCTGGGCCGAAGTGCGGCATCGAGGGCGGGCGGCGTGGCGAGAGTGCGGGCGGTGTCCGGCATGAGGTATCGCGTGCGTCCCTGACGGTCGTTGGCGGGAATGGCGGTGAGCAGCCCGGCCTGCGCCCAGCGCGAGAGGCGCCATGCGATGGAGCTGGCCGGCGCGCCGATCGCGCCCGCCAGTTCGGGGACGGATGCGGGATCGGACAGTGTGCGAAGGGTGGACCAGAGCGGCTGACGGATGGCGCTGGCGGCGGTCATGGAAACACCTGCGAAATCAGAGTGGGGATGCACCGCCATGCGAGATGCGCGGCGAGCAACAGGATCGGGGGCAGGATGGCGGCCGGGAGCGCGGCGGCGATCGGCGCGACAGCACGCGCCAAACGCCGCTGCTGTTCGCGCAGATCGTCGGTTTCGACATCGCGCGGGATGACGACGATGATGTCGGGGATGGCTTCCGGGCCGCGCATGGTCAGGCCGCCTTGCGCGTGATCACGTCGCCGGTGCGGACCGGACGATCGCCCCACCACGCGACATCGACATGGTCCGCGCCCTCTTCGGCCGCGAGCTTCTGCGCGTGCTGAAGGTTGTTGACGATGCGGCGTGTGACGCCCCGGCAGCGCACCCGGAACAGTTCGGTAAGATCGTCCGCGATGCGGATGCGGTGGCAGTAGTGATCGCGCAGCTTGATCGCATCGTCCTGCGACGCGGGCAGCGCGGCCGTGGTGGAGACGATGCGGTTGTCGAACCGCTCCCATGCCTTCAGCTTCGCTGGCAGCGCCTCTTCGCCGATCATCAGGATGGCGATGTTCGTGCCGTCGTGAATGTCGCGCAGGGTGTTAACCAGCCCCTTGTTCGCGAGGTAATCCATCTCGTCCACGATCAGATCGACAGGCTGACGGTTGAGCTGTTCGATGATCTGGCGGAGCAAGTCCGCCGCCACGCGCTTGGGTCGGGCGATGCCGAGTTCGGCCGCCAGCACGTCCAGCAGCGTCTTGCGGGTCCACAGTTCCTGCGCCTGGATATAGGCAGCGCCGGTCCGCGCCGCGCTGAAGGCGGCGGCGACCGTCTTCCCGTAGCCGCTGAAGCCGTGGAAGATGCCCATGCGCGCGGACGGATTGTCGCTTTCGCGGCAGTCGATCAGCGTCTTGAGGCACAGCGCCATGTTGGTGAGCTGCGCCTGCCCCTGCCCCGGCGAATGATCGCCGAAATCAAGAGTGGGCTGGTTGGCAAGATCATGCATCGGCGGTTCTCCGTGGTTGAAGGCAGGGTGAAAGGGTGTTTCGGGGCGCATCAGGCGGCGCCCTGCTGGCGGCGCGGCGCGGCAGGGCCGGCGCGCTGGAAATCGACGAAGGTCATCTTGTGCGCGCGGTATTCGCTGGTGCCCGCGTAGAGCTGCGCCCGGCGCAGTGCGTCCGGCTCCACCGCTTCCCCGCGCTTGTCCGCGGCGATGACCGCATCGGCTTCGGCGACCTTCTGTTCGACCGTGCGGGCCGGTGCCGCGACCTGTTCAGTGCGACGCATGACAGCATCGAGCTGGGCGCGATCGACCGGCGCTTCCGGCGTGGCCGCGATGCTGGCGATGGCCGGGGTGACGTGGCGCACGGTGGGCGGCGGCAGATGCGCCAGCTTGCCCGCCGCTTCGGCTTCGGCGCGCAGCAGCTCGTCGCGCGCGGTGTCATAGCTGTAGAGCCGTTGCTTGGCGCGCAGTTCCGCCTTGGCCGCGTTCATGTGCGCCTGCATCTGGTTGCGGGCCGCCATGGCGAACTGCTGTTCGGTCATGCCGGACCGGCCGACATCGACGGCCGTGTCGATGTAGTTGCCTTCGCCATCGAACAGGAACAGCGCGCCGAGATCGTCCTCGTCACGGCGGACATGGACCGGCTTGCCCATCCATTCGACCAGACGCGGCGACCAGTAACGCCCGCCTTTCCAGCGCACGCCGCGCTTACCGACGGTGGCCGTGCCGACATAGGCCGAGAGGGCCAGCTTCAGCTCGCGTTCGCCCGGCGCGGCGCGCGCCGGCTGCGGGCTGCGTTGCCACCGTTCCATCGGCGACATCTTCAGGCTGGAGTGCGTGCGCTGATGGTATTCGCCATCGACCCACGCATCGAGAATGGTCTGCAGCTCGGCACCGCTGATGCTGGCGGTGATCTCGGCGCGGCCGGTCTTCTTCTTGGCCTTGGCGCGCAGCTTCTGCGCCTGCGCGACGTTATGCCCGGCGAAGCCCGGCAGAAGGGCCGCGCGTTCGCGCATGAACGTGCCAAAGAGGCGTTCGATGTGCGGCTTGTCTTCCGGCGTGCCCGGCAGGCAGGGATCGAGTGTGATGCCCAGCAGATCGAGCGCGGTGCCGATCGAGGCGTTGATGAAGCCCGAGCCGTTATCGACCTTCAGCACTTCGGGCATGACGCCCCACGCCGCGATCGTGGTGACCAGCATGCGCCGGACCGACTGCGCGCTTTCTGACGTGACAACGAGGAAACGGGCGCGGCGGCTCCAGCGATCGATTATGCCCAGCACCGACCAGCGGCCATCGGTGCAGTGCACGTCGGCCTTTGTGGTATCGATCTCCCACATTTCGTGGGCGTAACCGACGGTGGCATCCATACGGCCGAGCGCGGGGCGATAGGACGACTTGTAACCATCCGGATCGCGCAAGGCGGTGAAGAGGACTTTCTGGCGATCCTCCAGATCGCGCATGAAACGCTGGAGCGTCTTGGGGTGTGGCAATTCACCGAAATTGAATGCGCGCAACAACAGCAGCACCGTTGCGACCGGCCGGCGCTGTTCGGCAATCATCGCTTCCACAGCGTCCGCGACGTCTGGATGACGGTCGAACCAGCCCGTTCCCTTCGGCCGGCCACGCGCGGCGGCGGAAGCCCTGACGGCATCGGTCTGCCGCGAAACGAAATCATCGCGGGCGGCATCAGGCAGCGCCAGCGCGCAGTAGGCCCGTCCGCCGCCGAGATCGGCGCGACGCTTCCACTGCCACGCCTCGGCTTCGGCCCGCTTGCGGACGCCGCGTTCGGTGGTCGGCAGGCCGGCAAGGCGCAGGTCCGCGATCTCGCGCGCGGTAAGCCAGATGGCATCAGGCACGGCGGCGCTCATTCGGCACCGCTCTGCTTCAGTGCGCGGGCAAGCCGCTCGGCCTCGGTGCGGCCCAGCATGCGGCCGGGCGGGGGAAAGGAAACCGCAATGCCCTGCGCCTGCAACAGCCTTGCAAGCTCGCCGCTGGCGATGCTGTTGTCTGGCAGGATAACCGGTTCGTCGCCTTTGTTGACCCGTTCCGACGCAAGGCGAACATTCGCGGTACAAATGGCGCGTGGCCGCATGTATAGAGCGCGCATGAGAGTCGCGGCCCACCAGTCCACCAGTTCGCACGAGGCGGCCTTCCAGCGCGCCCAGGGCGTGGGCGTGGGAAAGAAGGCATATTCGTCGATGATGATGGTGCCGCGTTTCCCGAGCAGGGGGGCGTGGGGATCAGGCACGGCCGCGCGCCTCCCGGACCGGTGCGGCGGGGAGATTTCCGTCCCTGCGGACGCGGTGATCCGGCCAGATGGTTTCCACGTCCGCACCGACCCATGTGGCGATGTTGGCGCGCGCGCCTATCGAGTAAGGCAGGCCGTTGAACGCCTTGCGCATCGCGGCGGGCTGCGGCGCATGGAAGCAGATCGCGTTCAGCCAGAAGACACGGCGGTCATAGAAGTCCGCCATATTGGCGGCTGGCTCCAGCCATGCTGCAATGGCGCGCACGAGGTTCCATTTGCGCCAGCCATCGGCGGCATCGGCGACGTGGTTGCCGACCAGCGGCTTCTCCGCTGGCAAGGTGAAACCCGCCGCCGCCAGCGAAGGGATCGCGCTGGCGTTCACCTTCGGTACGTCCGCCGCCGCGATGGGATCGGGCCAGATCACGCATTCGGGAAAGCCGAACCAGACGGCCACGGCGCGGCGGCTATCGGGCGAGGTATCGGTGTGGCGCAGGGCGTAGGACGCGCGGCGGGCGAAGTTCTTGCGGATGCTTGCGAGCACACCCACCGGGCGATAGCCGGTGTCGATCGCGCCCGTGTTGATGACGGCCGCTTCGCTTTCGATGGCGCCGAAGACGTTGCGCGGGGCCTCGTCTTCGCCGAACACCACGATGTATCCTTCGATGGGATAGTGCGCCCGGTCAGGTGCGAAGAAGTCGCGAACGGCGCGCAGCAGAGAGACGGGGCTGCGACCGTCCGGCAGGGTGAAGCCGCGTTCGGCAAGCGAGGCCGGCCGCATCAGGCCGCCGCCTTGTCACGTTCGATCATAAAACAGCCGGGCGCAAAACCCAGCTCGCGCCCGATCTCGTCCAAAAGCCTTTTGGATCGACCATGGAGGGCATCGCGCACTGCTTCTTGGCTATACCCCTTGGCGCGCGCGAAAGCCGCGAGGGTTCCGTACCGCTTGCACAAGGCCGCCTTCACATCTTGCCGATGGCAGACGGCCACCTCTCTGATTTTTGGAACTTCGCTCATTATCAGACCTCACGCTAAAATCCCGAGTTGTTTATAGCTCGGCTCGATAACGGGAAGTTATGACAACAAAACGAAACAATCAACCCAATTCCGTGGGTGGTACGTTTTCGTCTCGATTTGAGGCGCGGATGGATGCGCTTGGCGTCAAAGATGCTGATATTGCTAGGAAAACTGGCATAAGCACATCAGCGCTAAGTCGCTATCGGGCTGGCGGCTCTCCAAAGGCGGAGCATCTTTTTGCTTTGGCGGACGCGCTCAAATGCTCGCCGCGTTGGCTCATTACGGGCAGCGAAGATGATCCAGTTGCGGGTCGCGGAATCATCGCGCTGCCGGTAGCAGTGGGCACGGAGGCGTCGGCTGGTGGAGGGGCGGTCCCTCTGGATTATGAGGAAGTTGAGCCGGTACCGTTCCCGGAGAAATGGTTGCGAGGGCTGGGCGATCCGAAAAACATGGCGCTCATCCGCGTGTCGGGCGACAGCATGTCCCCCAAGATACTCCATGGCGACATGGTGATTTTCGATCGAACCCGGCGTGGACCAGGCGACGGCGTTTATCTGATCCGGCACGAAGGCACGCTGATGGTGAAGCAGGTGTGTTTCTTCGATGCGGAGATTCGTATTCGCAGCGAGAACAAGCACTGGCCAGAAGTGCCGGTGCCCTATAGCGCAATGGAAGACGCTGGCTTGTTCGAGGTTATCGGGCGGGTAGTGTGGGCTGGAAGACTGTTAACCGCCGCTGGCGATTAAGGTATTGGCAGGCCGAAGGCGCTTTAGGAGGGGTGGAACGATGAGATCAGTTAAAATCGCTTTGGCATCAGTTCTTGTATCGATGTCTGGTTCAGCACTGGCGGCCCCCACTTATCTTTCTTGCGAGTTTCAAAGCAATGGCGGTGTCTGGCCGGTAAATATTACTGCGGATGAGCAATCTGGAAAGGTTACGCTTTTCATGCCGTCGTCAGGTCATACGGAAACCGTTTCCGCTGCGTTTGCTGCCGATAAGGTTGTTTTCAGAACTGCCATGATGGCATACGAATTGAGCAGAACTGACCTTGCGATTACGCGCGTCGTGCCGATTATCAATTCAACAGAGCACGGGCGGTGCAAGGTGCAGCAGCCACCGAAAAGGGCGTTCTAGCCAAGCCTCCACCGGCTGTGGAAAGCGCGTTCGGCTACCCAAGACGGGGGTTGCCCTTTAGCAATGACGACCAGAGTGATACGGGCAAAATAGAGGCACTTGCGAGGGCGGGGTGATCCCCCGCCCTCGTCGGATCACTTGCCGCCCTCTTCGCTGACCATGATGGCCAGGCCATTGGCAATCAATCCGGCTCCCCAAATCCGTACCCGCTCCAGCCTCAAGGTGTTGTCGCGGAACTGGTCGTATTTGACACGGGGGATGGTGACGTATCCTGCCAGGGCATCGGCACCGGGTCCGTCACGATCCGGGGCAGCACCGTTCGCGGCGGTGGCGGCGGGTCCGCCGGATGGACCGCAATGGACCGGGGCGCGCACGCCGGCATGAGCATCACCATAGCGATCAGCGGCAGCGCGCTGATCCGCAACAGGGGCAGGTTCTTCACGATCGGCCTTTCTCGCCAGTGTGGCGTATCGGTTTTCGATTTCGATGCGGAAGGCTTCGGCACGGGCCACGGCGGCCTTTTCCGCTGCGGTGAAGGCATTGCGCTGCAGCTGCGCCACGTTGCGCCATTCGTCGCGGTTGTCACGATAGTGGTTGCCGCGCAGCCAGGCCAAGGTCAGGGCAATGATGAGCGCCACGATCACGCTTCCGGCAATCGGGAGCAGTTGGGCGCGGAGTGTGGCGATAAATCCGGTCATCCGGGCACCTCTTTTCAGGATGCTTGCCATGACGGCCAAGCTGGGCCATTGCCTGCCTGTCACGTCGTTCGCGGCCTGATGTCAGCCTGCTGACATCAGGCGCGCGTTTCCCGCCCGGTTAGCTGGGCGGCATGGATCAGACGAAACCCCGCACTATCCGCATTGCCCGCACCGGCACGTTCACCAGCAACGAAGGCATTGAGGTCTCGTTCGGCGCCGCCGAGCTGGAGGCTGCCGCTGCTGCCTACGATCCCGCCATCGATCCGGCGCCGCTGGTGGTCGGCCATCCCAAGCTGGACCATCCGGCCTATGGCTGGGTGAGCGGCCTTGCCGTGGACGGCGACAGACTGGTCGCTACGCCTGACAAGGTGGAGCCGGCCTTTGCCGAGATGGTGAATGCCGGTCGTTTCCCGAAGGTTTCCGCGCGGTTCTACCCGCCCGAGCATCCGGCCAACCCCAAGCCCGGCGCCTGGTATCTCAAGCACATCGGTTTCCTTGGCGCACATGCGCCGGGGATCAAGGGGCTTGGCACCGTGCAGTTCGCCGACGGCGCGGACGAAGGCGCGGTGACGCTGGATTTTTCATCCCACGAACAGGAGGCCACTTTGGCTGACAAGGAAAAGGAAGTGAGCTTCGCCGAGCGCGAGGCCGCGTTGAATGAGCGCGAGGCCAAAGTCGCGGCCCGCGAAAAGGCCGATGCCGAAAAGGCGGCCAAGGCCCGGCACGAGGCGCATGTGTCGTTTGCCGAGGGGCTGGTGTCGAAGGCGCTGCTGGCACCGGCCGGCAAGGGCCTGGTCGTGGGCCTGCTCGACCATTTCGACGCCACGGCGATGGTGAGCTTTGGCGAAGCGGGCGAGATGGCCCCAGCCGACGCCTTCCGCAAGCTGTTCGACGGCGCCACGCCACTGGTCAGCTTCGGCGAGCATGGCAAGAAGCCCGAGGAACAGAAGACCTACGTCAGCTTCGCCGCGCCGGCCGGCTACGATGTCGATCCCGAAGCCGCCGCACTCCACGCCGCCGCGACCGCGATCCAGCAGGCCAATCCCGAGCTGGACTGGATCGCCTGCGTCAAGCGCGCCCAGGCGCAGGGTTCCTGATCCGGCCCGCCCCACTCCCCGCCCCGCACCATCCTGAAGGGATGTCACGATGTCCAAGACTGTTCTGTTTTCCATGACCGCCATCGCCTCGGCAGCGGTTGCCGCCAACCGCTTTATCGGCCTGCTGACCGGCGCGCATTGCGCGGCCGCCGCCAAGCCGCAGGGCGTGTCCTGCTATGCCGCCGCCGCTGGCGAAGCCTTCGAGGTCGATATGTACGGCACGCGCATGGTCGAGGCCGGCGCCGCGATCGCAGCCGGCGCGGCGGTGAAGTCCGACGCGAACGGCAAGGCCGTTCCGCAGGCCGGCGTCGGCGAGATCGCCGGCTACGCGGTGAGCGCGGCCGGCGGCGATGGCCAGTTGTTCGAGGTGCTGTTGCGGTTCTGACCGCAACCCCGATGCCCAGGGAGGCGGCCTGATCCGGCCCACATCCGGCAGTCAGGCGGCGCAACGGCCTCCCCCCGACATCATCTTTTCACGAGGAAGCAAACCCCATGTCCATGAACACTTCGCAGGCCCGCGTCGTTGACCCGATCCTGACCCAGCATGCGCGCGGCTACAAGAATGCCGATTTCATCGGTGAAGCGCTGTTTCCGACCGTTTCCATGCCGACGCGCGGGGCGAAGCGGATCGAGTTCGACCGTTCCAGCTTCAAGCGCCGCCGCACCCGCCGCGCACCCGGTGCGCCGATCGTGGCGCTGGAATTCGGGTACGAAGGCAAGCCGGTGGGGCTGCATCAGGAAGCGCTGTCCGCCGTCGTTCCGATCGAGCACCAGGAGGATGCCACGGCGGTGCCCAGCATCGATCTGCAACAGGTGGCGGTGGATACGGTGCTGGCCGTGATCGGTCTGGAAAAGGAAATCCAGCAGGCCAATGCCGCGCGCAATGCCGCCGCCTACGCGGCCACGAACAAGGCCGCCCTTGCTGGCGACTTCAAGTGGTCCGATCCGGACAGCGATCCGCTCGCGCAGGTGAACGATGCGAGCGAGGTGATCCGCCAGCGCATCGGGCGCCGGCCGAACACGCTGGTGGTTGGTGGTGCGCTGGCGACCAAGCTGAAGTCGCACCCGAAGATCACGGACCACTACAAGTACACCACGTCCGCGCAGGTCACGATGGAGATGCTGCGCGCGTATTTCGACCTGCCCAACTTCGCGTCGGGCGATGCGATCTACGATCTGCAGGACGGCACCACCGTGGACGTATGGGGCGGCGATGCGATCCTTGCCTATGTGCCGCCGGCCGGCCTGCGGCAGATGGCCCTGCCCAGCTACGGCTACACCTATCAGCTGCTGGGCCATCCGCTGGTCGAACCCAGCCGGTTCGATCCCGACATCCGCAGCTGGAAGAACGACTGCCTGGACGAATTTTCGCCCGAGCTGGTCGGCGCCGATGCCGGGTTCCTGTTCCAGGCCGCGCTCTGATCCTTGGCGCGTCCTGACCGGGTGGCGGCGACCTGCACCACCGCCACCCGGCTTCCCCTCCCCTTTGCGGAGTTTGTTTCCATGCAGACGTACAAGACCCTGATCACCGTTCGCGGCCTTCGGCGCGCAGACCCGTCGCGTCGTAAGGAGCCGATCGGCGAAGGCGAAGTCATCGCCCTGCCGGATGGCTATGCCCAATCGTTGCACGACATCGGCGCGATCGAGCTGACCGACGAAGACGAGACGGTGGAGCTGGAATGGAAGGCTCCCGTTACGTTGGTGAAATCCGACGATCGCGAACGGCTGATCGAGGCGCTGCAGGCGTTGGGCGTTTCTGATCTGCCGATCATGCCCGAGCCCTCGGCCATGCCGCTTGTCGGCATTCGGCCGACTGATACCGAGGCGCTGGCGCAGGCCTTGGAGGCCCTTGGTGCGCTGGTGCTGCTACCGGGCGAGGATATCGACCTGCCTACGGCTTCCCGGTTGGCGAGCGCGCTGAAGGAGGTCGGCGCCATCGTAAAGCTGCAGGGGTCGGAAATCGACGATCTCGGTCGCTACCTCGATCCAGTGTCTGGCTATGACCTGTTCGTTGCGGCGGTTCAACGCGTGCGCAACGGCTATTTCGACCTTGCGGACCTGCCTGATGACGTCCGGTGGGATCTGGCTGGCTTGTTGGGTGCCGGTCAACAGACCGCCCCGCCGTCGGCCCCAGTCGCTGATCCTACCGCAGTCGTGGCCCCGGCGCAGGAAGCTGCCACCGCACCCGCCAAGCCTGCCCGCAAGGGCAAGGCCTGACGGCGGTCGGCGCGGAAGGGCGATTGCATGGCCGTTGAAGCCATCCTGAAACAGCCGGGCGAAGTGCTGCGGCATGCGGTGCGTCTGCCGATCGTGGTGGCGGCGATCGGCGCGGTCACCGTGATCGCGCGCGGGCTTGTGCCCGGTGCGCCGTTGCTGTCGGCCGTGCCCGAGCTGGCGGACGGCGTGATCACGCTGACGCTGTCGGCCGGCGGGGATGGCGAACGCTATCTGGTGACGGTGGCGGCGGTCGGCGCGGACGGCGCCTCGGCCGAAACCGAACTGGATGTGGCGGTGATCGACGCCGCGTGGATCATGCCGGACGGCGGCGTGCCATACCTGACGATCGCCGAATTCGTCGGCCGCGTGGGTCTGCCCGAAGTGATCGCGCGCACCGATGGCATTGGCGACGGGCGCATCGACCGGGCGCTGTTGATCGGCGTGCTGTCCGACGCGCAGGCGACGATCGATGCGCATCTTGCCGGCCGCTATGCCGTGCCCCTGTCCGATCCGCCGCTGATCGTGCAGAAGATGATGACCGATCTGGCCCGCGCCGCGCTTTATCCCGATGGCGCGCCGGACGGCATCGCCGACCAGGCCAAGCAGACGCTGCGCATGCTGGAGCGCATCCAGGCGGGCCAGATGCCGATCCCGGCAGCGACGCCCCCGGCGCCGGCCGCCAATGCCGACAATCCCGTCCTGATCAGCCCCGGTAGCCGTGCCTACCCCGACGGGCTGGATGGATATGCGCGCGGGTGGCCGCTATGAGCGGCGTGGAAATCACGATCACGCTGGACAGCGCGGAGATCGAAGCCGCGCTCGATCGCGCGATTGCCGGTGGTGCGGATATGCGCCAGCCGATGGGCGAGATCGCCAGCGAATGGCTGGGCCTGGTGCACGAACGCTTCGACGAGGAACGCGATCCGCTGGGCGTGCCGTGGGCGAAGCGCCGCGACAACGCCGATCCGGACCGCAAGCTGTTGCATCTCAAAGGCTACCTGCGCAACGCGGTGCGCGAGGACTTCGGCGTCGATTATGCGCAGGTGGGCGTGATCGCGACCGGCGGCCCAGCCAAGTACGGTCGCATCCACAACGAGGGCGGCGAGATCAGGCCCAGGAATGGCAAGGCCCTGTCGTTCGGCGGGCGCCTGGTCAGCCGCGTGGTGATGCCCAAGCGCCAGTTCGTCGGCGAAGGGCTAGCCGAACGGCGTGTGGCGGAAGACGTGCTGGGTGACTGGCTGCGCGGCCTGTTCGCGGGGAGCGCGCCGGCATGATCGCGCAAGCTCCTATCGTCGCCCGCCTCCTGGCTGCCGGCTTCGCCCATGCCGAGGGCGTGCTGGAATTCGCGGGGTTGTCGGAAGCGCCGCGCGTCAGCCCGGCGGTATTCGTGGTGCCCGAGCGGGAAAGCGCCGGGACGAATACGCTGGGCGCGGGTGCGGTCGACCAGAAGATCACGGAGATTTTCAACGTGGTTGTCGTGGTCCGGACGGAGCGCCGGCCGGGTGCCGTGAACGAGACGCTGACGGAAGCCATCGGGGCCGTGGAAACGGCGCTGGCCGGGTGGATGCATCCCGACGCGTCATCGCACTGTCAAATCGCGGGAGGGCGGTTGCTGTCAACCGACGGACAGCGGGTGGCGTGGGCGATGTCCTTTAGCGTTTCTCGGCATTTCAGGAAGGTAAGTCAATGACCGAACAGGTTGACCTCAACCCGCCGACCGCGCCCCGCAAGGTGGATGCGCAGGGGCGTGAACTGGACCAGTGGGGCCTTCCGCTGAACGGCCCGGCGCGCATCCGCGCGCTGGCGAAGCTGGGCAAGCCCGATCCGAACGTGGCGCCCGAAGCGTGGGCTGCCGCCGCTGCGACGGCAAAGGCCAAGGTCAAGACGGAGACCGAAAATGGTTGATTGGGTGGCGGTCGTCCTCGCCAAGAAGGAAGTGACCTATGGCACCGATGCGGTGCCGGTGGCGGCGACCAATGGCGTGCTGACGCGCAACTATCAGGGCAAGCCGGTCGATGTCGACCAGCTGGAGCGCAATCTGGACAGCGGCCTCTATGGCGCGCAGGCGAGCGCGCCCAGCAACGAACGGCGCACGTTCTCCTACGAAGTCGAAATCGCCGGTTCCGGCGCGGCTGGCACGGCGCCCGCGTGGATGGAACTGCTGGAAGGCTGCGGCATGGCTGCGGCCGTGCTGTCGCCCGGCGTGGACGCGCAGCAGAGCTTTGCCGCTCCCGGCGTCGGCGCCAGCCTTTCGCACTACGACTTCCTGTCTGACCAGCGGCGCAAGGCGTTGGGCAGCGTTGGCACCTACCAGCTCGATTTCACGGCCGGCGCCTATCCGTTCATCACGTTCAACTGGACCGGCCTGCTGCCCGCCGCCACGCCGTTCGACAAGACGGCGCCCGGTGCAGTCGCGCTCGCGCGCTGGAAGCAGCCGGTCGAGGTCAACGACGCGAACACGGATTTCACGCTGGACGGCTATGCCGCGAAGATGCGGAGCTGGAAGGCGGATGCCGGCGTCACGGTGGCCCCGCGCAATCTGGTCGGCAGCCGCTATATCCGGCGCGGCAATCACGCGATGAAATCGACGCTGGTGATCGAGGCCGTGGACGTGGCGACGAAGGATTACCTTTCGACGCTGCGCACCGGCGCGCTGGTGGCGTTCCATCTGACCCATGGCATCGCCGCCGGCAACATCGTGGAGATCGCCACGGCCAAGGCCCAGATCACGAGCATCACCGAAAGCAAGGAAGATGACATCGTGATGTGGACGATGGAGCTGATCCACACGATCGACGGCGGATCGCCCGATCTGGTGATCACCGCGAAATAAACACCCGAGGGGCGTTGCCGGTCGCAAGACCGGCTGAATGGGTCGCTGGCGTCCGGGCCGTGCTGACCAGTAGCCGGATAGAGCGGGGACACGGCCGAGACAACCGGCCCCGCACCCCAAAACCATGGAGAATGAGCATGTATCGGCTGATTAGCGAGCGTCTGGCCTGGTGGCCGGTGCTGTTCGACGGGGTGACCGAGGAAGGCGAGGTCATCACCAACCAGATCGAGTTGCGCTTCCGCATCCTGGGCGAAGATGAATTCGCGGCCTGGGCGCAGGAGCTGGCCGCCCCTTCGGTTGCCGAGGACGGAAGCGAGAAAGCGGCATCGACAGACGCCGCCGTTGCCCGCCTCATGCGCGTGGTCTCGGACTGGCGGGGCGTAGGCGCCGAAAACGGCGAGCCGCTGCCGTTCAACGCCGCGAACTTCGGCGCACTGCTCCAGGCGCCCAACGTGGCGCCCGCTGTCGGGCGCGCCTACCTCGCGTGCCGCCGCGCCGCGCCGGAAATCCGCGAGGGAAACTGAAAAAGGCCGCTCGCGCCTGGGCAACCGGGCGGGGCGGCATGACCCGCAGGATGGCCGATCCCATGACCCAAGCCGCGCAGATGCCCGAATGGATGCAGGAGCGGCTTGGCGGAACCGTTGTGGCGCCGGGCGAGATCGAGCTGGCTCCGGACGAAGTGCAGCCGTTTGCGCTGTTCCTGTCGCTCGCCACGCAATGGCGCTGGTGCCCGATCAGCGGGCAGCGCCTCGGCATCGACTATGGCGCGATCCAGACGACGGCGGCGATGATGGATGTCACCGTGACACCCGCGCTGTTCACTGATCTGCGCCGCATGGAAGCGGCGGCGCTGGACGCCCTGGCGGAAGGCCGGCGGCCATGACGACGATCGTAACCGGCGTTCGGCTGCAGGTCGAAGGCGGCGCCAGTTTCGTCGGGCAGCTAAAGGACGTGCGCGCCGGCATCGCCGACGTGGCCGATGTCGAAAAGGTTGCTGCGGCGGCGGGCGTCCAGTTGGCCAGCGCCACGGAGGCGGTTGCCACGGCGTCACAGAGTGCGGCGGGTGGTCTGGCGCGCGCAGCCGAGGCGGCGAACGAAAATGCGGCCGCCTTCGGGCGGGCGAAGACAGCGACCAACCAATACGCTTCGGTGGCCGCGCAGCTCCGGGCCGAACTGGACCCGATGTTCGCGGTGCAGCAGCGGTTCGACCAGGAGCTGGCGCGCGCGGACCAGCTGTTCGCGGCCGGCGCGATTTCCGCGCGCGAATACGCGGCGGCGCAGAAGCTCGCCAACGATAACCTGCGGGCGGGCGCCGCCGCGATCTTTGCGGTCGATGGGGCACAGGATCAGCTCAACAAGAAGCTTGGGCTGGCCCGGGCCGGCTGGCAGGGCGTGGGCTTCCAGTTGCAGGACGTGTTCGCGTCCTACGCATCGGGATCGCGGCTGACGACGATCGCGGCGCAGCAGGTCGGCCAGCTATCGTCCGCTATCTCGATGATCGCGGCGGCGAGCGAGACAAGCACCGGCGCGATGGGCCGCTTTGCCACGTTCATGGGTGGCGGATGGGGCATCGCGATCGGCGTGGCGGTATCGCTGGCCGGTGCGCTGGCCAACGCGCTCTATACCGATGCCGATGCGGCGGCGAAGGCGCACGAGGTTTCGACCGGGCTGAAGGACGTGCAGGGTCTGCTGGGCGACGTGTTCGACCTGACGACCGGCAAGATCAAGCTCAACACCGCCGCGCTTGATGCCAATACACAGGCAGCACTGCTCAACCTTCAGGCGAAGTCGCTCGATCTCAAGACCGACGCGCTGAAGCGGCGGCAGAGCTTTGAAGAGGTGTTCCGCGACGCTGCCTCGCCGTCGTGGTTTGATCTGTCGGGCGCGGCGCTTGCGGGCGACACCGTAGTCGAGGGCATCTACAAGGAAGCCGAAGGCTCGATCGTTGCCACGGTGCTGCGCAATGTCGAGAAAGGCAAGCTCAGCCCGACCAAGGCGTTCGACCGCCTGAAGGGCCTTGATTACAGCGGCGCGCAGATCTCGCGCGATAAGGCGCTGCAGGCGTTGCAGGACATCGTTTCCGCGCGCGGCATGGAGGAAACGGCCAGCCTGATCGACCAGTCGCTGGCTGCCGGCGCGCTCGATCCGGCGTTGCGCAAGGAGCCGAAGGCCAAGAAGCCGAAGAAGGTCAATCTCGACGCGGCGGCCCGGCGGGAGGCGGCGCGCGTGGAATTCGGCGAGGATACAGACAAGAAGATCGGGAGCATCCGCGATCAGTTTGCTGATATCCCGACGCAGGTCCGCAAGGTCAACGAAGCGCTGCGGCAGCTCGACGACCTTGCCTCGGACGTGCAGCGCCGCAAGCCACCGAACTACAAGGATGCGCTGGGCGATATCGTTGCCCTGAAGCAGGCGATCAGGGACAACCTCGACAAGCCGTTCGGCGACTATCTCGAAAAGGCGCGGGAAAGCGCGGAGATCGACAAGCTGTTGATCGCCGGGAAGGACGACCAGGCCGCCGCGCTCAAGATTGTGCTGGACTTGCAGCGGGAGATGGGGCCGCTCACGCGCGACCAGCTTCAGACTGTTCTTGCGACCGTCGAAGCGCAGCGGCGTCAGAGTCTTGTATTCCGCGACCAGCGAGCGCTGATCCAGACCAACGTGCGTGCCGTGCAGGATATGCGCTCGGCGTTAACGCAAACCGTTGCTGATGCGCTTCGGGGCCGGCTGTCGCTCAACAACATCCTGTCGTCTTTCGCCAATTCCTACGTCAACCAGACATCGCAGCGGATCGTCGAGAAGCTGTTCGGCGACACGCTGCGGTCGCTGGAGGATCAGGCGAGCGGCCAGAACAAGGTAGACGCCGCCGGCACGGAAATGGCCACGGCCATGGGCAAGGGTTCGGCAGCCGTTGTCGAATTCGCGAATGTGGTACGCGAGGCGAACAGGTCGATCGGCAATGCATCCGCACGGTCCCCGCTGCAGGAGGCCGTGGGCGATGCCTTCGGTAGTGCCGGCAACGCCGTTTCATCGACGTTGCAAGGCTTCCTCTCCGGGCTTGGCGACAAGCTGCGCGAACAGGTCGCCAATGACAATGGCGCGGATACCCCGATCACCGTCATCGGCAAGCGGACAGCCAAGTCTGCCGCCGAACCGACGGGCAATATCCTTGTCGATATGGCCAGCGCGTTCCTGGGCAAGCTGGGCCTCGACATTCCGGTCAAGGTCTCGGCCGGCGTCAAATCCACGCTTAGCAAGCTGGAAACCGCACTGCCCGGCGTTCTGTCCGGCGCGTTCACCGGCGCTTCGGCCAGCCGGATCATCTTGGGGGATCGCGGCACCGGCGGGTCGATCGGGAGCGCGATCGGCGGCACGCTGGGCGGCAAGCTGGGCGAAAAGGTGCTGGAAGGCGGCCTTAGCAAGATCGCCAAAGGTCTTGGCTCTTTTGCCGGGCCGCTCGGCTCCATCCTTGGCGGTGTTGTCGGCGGCCTGCTGGGCGGCGCTTTCAAGACGACCACCAAGGGCTATGCCGTCGTTACCAATTCGGGCGTCAGCTCGGGCGGCAACAACAACCAGCTGGTGCAGCAGGCGGCGTCGAGCGGATCGGGCCTGCAATCGACGATCAACCAGATCGCCCAACAGCTGGGCGCGAGCGTCGGCAACTATTCGGTCTCGATCGGCAAGCGCTCCTCGGGCTGGATCAGCGTGTCCGCGTCCGGATCGTCGCAGGTTGCCGACAAGAGCTGGAAACAGGCCAATGCCGGCGGCGACCTGATCTATGACGGCAAGGACGAGGCCGCCGCCATCGCCGTGGCGATCAGCAACGCGATTGCCGACGGCGCGATCAGCGGGATCAGCCAGAAGGTGCAGGCCGCGCTGCTGTCCACCAAGGACATCGACAGCGCCCTGCGCGAAGCGGTCAAGGTGCAAGACCTTGAACTGGCGCTGGGCGGCGTCCAGGCCGCGCTGGAAAAGGAATTCCGCAGCTTCGAGCAGACGGCCAAGGAACGGCTGTCGCTGGCGCAGAAGTACGGCTTCGATATCGTCGAGGTCGAAAAGCTCAATGCCAAGGAGCGGCTCGCCCTTTCGGAAAAGCTGCTGAAGGAGCAGGTCGGCAGCCTGCAAGACCTGATCGACGAAATGACCAGTGGCAGCCTGTTCGAGGGTTCGGCCGTCGATCAGCGCAACGCCTTGCTGGCCAAGATCAGCGCCACGCAGGCCGACGCTAATGCCGGCGTCGAGGGCGCGGCCGACAAGCTGGCGAACCTCTATCAGCAGCTCAATTCGGTCTCCAAGGATGCGTTCGGGACTACGGGCGGCTTCGCGGCCGATCGGCAGGCGATCATCGACGGGGCGCAGCAAGCGATTGCGGCGGCGAACGCGCGGGTGGCGGCGGCCGACAAGGCGACCGATCCGGCGTTGCAGACCACGAACACGCTGCTGGATGAGCAGGCCGGCCAGCTTGCCAAGCTGACCGCGTTGACCGGGCTTTCGGCGGACTATCTCAAGTCCATTGCCGCCGCGCTCAATACGACCGACCTGTCGAACCTGCGCGCGCAGTTGGCGTACTGATGGCTACCCCGGTTGTCCTGGTCGAACTGCATCCGCGCAATCCGGCGGACGGCGCGGTGCAAGTTGTGCGCCTTGCCGGCGGTGGCATGGATTACCCGTACATCTATGGCGGGTTTGTCGATTGGCGCGCCGGCAACGTCCAGCTGCCGACGTTCGTTACCAGCATCAAATTCGAGGGTGGCGACTTCGGAACCGGCGGCGAAACGCAGGGCGCAGAAGTCCAGTGGGCGGCCACGACCAAAGTTGATCTGACCGCGTTGGCCAACCTGTTCTGGATCGACGCGGACGCCGTCATGCGGATCGGGCCGGAGAATGATCAGGGCGCGCTGCCGCCGGTTGCACTGGCAGGCAAGGCGCTCGGCGCTACGGTTGAAGGCGGCGTCATCAAGATCGCGATGTCCGATCCGGCCGCCGATCTTAAAAAGCCGCTGCTGACCGCACGCTACGGCGGCACTGGCGATCTCGACGGGCCGCCGGAGTGGGACGGCAAGGTCAAGCCGCGCGTGTGGGGGCGTGTCTGGAACCGTGCGGGCGAGTGCATCGACAAGGCGCACAATATCTACTGCTGGGCCGATCCGCTCCATCCGATCCAGGCATTCGATGCGGTGCGCGACAAGGGAGCGCCAGCCGCCGACCTGACGATCGTGAACTGGCAGGGCAGCGCCGCCGCGACGCTCGCCACGTTGCGCGCGGCTGCTGTTCCGCCCGGCGGTGGCGTGGTGTGCCCGTCGCTTGCCTGCGTCCGCTGGTGGACACAGCCGGCCGGCGACCTGACCGCCGACCTGCGGGGCGAAATCGGGACCGGCTACGTCGAGACTACGGCCGACATCGTGGCGCGGATCGTCTCGGCCGGACCGGGCACCGCATTCGCGGCCGGAACGATCGCGGCGGCGCGCGCGGCCCGGCCGGCGCCGGTCGGCTGGGTGGCGGCCGATGACAGCACGACGGTCGCCAGCATGATCGAAGAGCTGCTCGGCAATTCCTCGCTGCTATGGCTGCTCAACGATGCCGGCGAGATCGTGTTGCGCGAATGGGCGTGGGGCGCGCCGGTCGCGGCGGGGATCAGCCAGTCGGTGAAGCGCACATCGGTGTTTCGGCCGGTCGCTACCCGCAAGCTCGGCTACCAGCGGAACGAAAAGGTCATGGCGCGCGGCGACCTGGCCGCGATCGTCCTGACCAACGGCGTTACCTATGGCGACGGCACGCCGATCGATGCGCTGAAGCCGGCGCAGCCCGGCGCCGACGTGACCGGCGAGCATACTTCGGCCGACACGGGCGCGGTCAACGGCGTGCCGGCCGCGACGATCACGACGAAGCTGTCGACACTGGAAACCGACACAGCGGCGGCGATCAGCAATATCGCCGCGCTGGAAGCGCAGGCATCGGACCTTCAGGCACAGGCCGTGGAGCTGGGCGACGCCATCGCCGAGGTCGGCGGCCAGGTCGTGACGCTCCAGACCACGACGGCGTCGCAAGGATCGCTGATCGCCAGCAACGCGACCGCGATCAGCAACGTCGCCGGCAACCTCGCCACGCTGACAACGACGGTTTCGGCGCTGGGCACGACCGTATCAACGCAGGCGAGCGCGATCAGCAGCCTGGAGGCGCAGGCGGCATCGCTGGGCACGACCGTGACGGCACACAGTGCGTCGATCGCGGCCAATGCCAGCGCGATCGCCACGACCAACGCCAACCTTGCGGCACTCACCACGACGGTTTCGGCGGGTGGCGGCAACCTGCTGACCAATTCGGATTTCGCGGCCGGGAGTTCGGCCGGGTGGACGATGTGGTACGATTCGGGTTCGGGGGCGGTGGTCGATAATGTCGGCGTGAACCTGCCGGATGCCAACTGGCACCCGATCGCCGAAAACTGTCTGACGTTGCACCAGGCCAACCGCGTTGGCGCTGATACCAACATCAACTGGACGTCGGATGCCATCGCGTGTCAGCCCGGCGACGTAGTGCAGGGCTATGCATTTGTGGCCGCGCACCGCGCGCAAGTTGCTGTCCAGGTCGTCTTTCTTGATGACGCTGGCAGCTGGACGGGATCGGGGTGGTCAGGCTTGCAAGCCGTTGGAACCGGCGGGCGCAGCCTGTCGGACTATACCCAAGTCGGCGTGCCTGCGATTGCCGCGCCGGCCGGCACAACCCGAGCGGTGCTGGTCGTCCTGAAGTGGGATACGGCAGCCGGCTATACGGATAGCTGGATGTGGGTGCTGCGCCCCTATCTCGGCTACGCACGATCCGGGCAAACCACGTTCAACACCTACTCCCGCGCCAACGCGCGGGCGGTGATCCAGACGCAGGCCACGGCGCTATCGACCGCATCGGCACAGATCGCGTCACTGACGTCCACGGTATCGTCGCAAGGCGCATCGATCTCAACGCAGGCGACCGCGATCAGCACGCTCAATAGCAACGTCGCCACCGCGTTCGCCCGCTGGGCGCTACAGGTCGATGCCAACGGCTACACCGTGGGCATCGAGATCAACAACAACGGTTCAAGCGGGGCAATCAAGTTCCGCTCTGACCTGTTCGAGATCTCCAGCCCGGCCGGCGGTGCCAAGGTGACCTTCATTGCCGGCGTCCTGCGGTTCATCGACAGCGGCGGCGTGGCCCGCGTTGAAATGGGGATCGGCTGATGCCCGAGCCCTATGTCCGCATCCGCCGCGCCGATGGCTCGATCAAGATGACCGAGCAGTCGTTTCTGGCGCGCAAGCTGGGCAAGTTCACGCTGGCATCGACCGATGGCAGCGGATCGATGATCGTGTCCGACCTTGCCCAGGGCAAGCCGTGGGTGATCGTGATCCCGACCGATGGCGGGTACGGCGCCAGCTCCAAGTTCCCGCATTCGGTGTCCGTTTCGGGCACCACGATCTCGTGGGCGCCGGGTGGCTATTCCACCTCGGTGCGCTGCGGCTCGATCGTGCTGTTCGGGACGTACTGACCATGGGTGCGTACGCTCGCTTCAACAACAGCGTCGATGGCTCCCGCCAGATCGATGAGACGTACAAGAACCTCGCGCTGCGGGCCAAGGGCACCTTTACCGCAAGCGATGGCGTTGTGCCGGTCGCGATCACCGTTGCGGGCGTCAATCCGGTGGTCGCGGTGCGGTCCACCGGCACCAATTCGCCCGTGATGCTGCATTCGGCCACCGACAACGGCGGCGGATCATGGACCTATCGGTTCCTGTCCAAGGCCGGCGACGTTGTGACCTATTACGTGTTCGACGAACCGGGCGGCGCTCCGGCCAAGTATCTGGTGATCCGCAACGCGGCCAACGAAATCTGCTTCAACGCCAACGAGGAATACCTGATCCCGGTTTCCTATCAGGTCTATGGCTGGAGCAACGGCGGCCCGAACAGCCACGTCGATTTGCCCACGGGCCGGACCTATGCGGCGGTTCAATGCAGCGGTGATCGCGGGTTCAGCAGCGCCTTCCTCGGCACAGGCATCTGGGCGGTCGCCGTGTTCGGCGTTGGCGCATACTTCGACGCCACGGGCCTGATCCTTGAGGGCAAGGGCATGTACTCGACCAGCGCGGCAACGCCGCTGGGCAACAGCCCCGCCTATGGCCGCTTCCTTGTCATTGATGTCACCGGGTTCTGAAGGAGGAACGACTATGCCTACCGCGATTGAAAACCTTGCCGCCATCGTCAACACGGACGAGTTCGACCAGATCGCTACGGCGATGGCCGCGCAGCGGGCCAACTGGATCGACAACGAGCTGGTCTTTACCCATGTGAAGGCGCTGGCCGAGATCATGCCGCGCCTGAAGGGCATCGTCGCCGGCATGAACCCGGCGCCGGCACCTGCCGCTGAAGAAGAGGCCGGCGGCGAGGCGGCGGCCAACTGATATGACGGCGGTCGATCCCCTCTATGCGCAATGGCTGATGGCCGATGCCAAGTGGCAGGTCACGACCGATGCCGCGCTCGATGCGCGGTGGGGATCGACCGCGCAGACGACCGAGCGCGTCACCACGCTGGCGACCAAGGGTGACGCGATCGTCGAGGGCGCCCGCCAGATCGCGTTCCTCGGCGGCGGCGGTCCGCTCGCGATCGAGGAGCACGAGCTGGCGGGCGCCTGGCGGCAGTACCTCGGGCAGGTCGTGACGCTGACGATCGACCGGCTTGGGTACGAGGCCGGCCTGGACGTGTTCGTCATCGGCGCGGCCGACAACATGGCGACAGGCACGTCCACCCTTACCGTGATCCGGAGGCTCTGATGGGCAATGTGCTGATCCTTTCGCCCACGCCGATCGCCGCGATCGGCGCGTCGCGCGGCAGCGGCGCGGCCAACCTGCTGACCCGGCCGCCCAAAGAGGTGTGGGCCGATGTCGCGGCGGGATCGGTCGCGAATATCGATATTGATTTCGGGGCCGTGGTGCCGGTGGACACGGTCTATCTCGGCTACCTCTATCCGCCCGCTGCCGGCGCGACGTGGACGATCACGGGCGGCGCGGCCGGCTATACCGACATCACCTTGTCGCCGGCCGGCGCGCTGCGGGCCGTGGACAGCGCCAGCCGCAGCCCGAAGCGCACGCACGCGTTTTGGCACGGGGCGACGGTCAACGTGCGCTATCTGCGCCTCGCCGTGACGCAGGCGGCCGGATCGCCCGCGCTGTCGGCCGGGATCGTGATGGCCGGCAAGGCGTGGCAGCCGCAGTTCAACATGGAGTTCGGCAGCGGGCGGCGCGTGATCGACACCGGCACCGTGGCCAGCCTGCCGGACGGCGGATTTGCCACGATGGAGGGCGCGCGCAAGCGGGCCTGGTCCTGGACGCTGGGCGACCTGTCGGTTGCCGAGACGGACGCGCTGGAGGAGCTGCAGCTCGATCACGGCGAGACGATCCCGCTGCTCGTGGTCGAAGACCCGGACGCGACAACGGGCCAGCGCAACCGGCTGCACTACGGGCTGTTCACGGGGCTTAAGGCGTATGAGCGCGAAGACCCGGCCAAGACCAAGTGGTCATTCGATTTCGAGGAATGGACATAGGCGATGCAGCCCGGTTGCATCGCCATTGCACCCGAGCCGGAAACCACGCTAGAGATGGCGTTGCCGGCGCTGGTCCGCACTGACCGTCCGGCGGCGGACATCAATCCAGACAAGGCCGTGCCGGATAGTTCCGGGGATCATTCCCAAATCCCGGAACCGCTGATGTCATCCAAGATCAAGAAGGGCACGCTGGCCGCGATCGTCGGCGTGTTTGCCGCAACCACGCTCTATACGATCACGCCGCAGGACGAGAGCGGGCGCACCGTGCAGGTCACGCTGGCGCCCGATGGCGAGCCGACCATCACGCATGTGAGCGGCCCGCAGTATCGGCGGGCCTATCTCGATATTGCCGCGGTCGCCACGGCGTGCGACGGGATCGCCCAGCGGATCAAGCTCGGACAGGTCTACACCGAGGCGCAATGCACCGCGATGCTGGACAAGGCGCTGGTCGAACATGCGCAGGGCGTGATGGACTGCTCGCCGGCCCTTCGCCAGCCGGGGCGCGACTGGCAGCGCGTGGCGGCGGTAAACCATGCCTATCAGTTCGGCGTTGCGGGGTGGTGTACCTCGACCGCGCGCCGCCTGATCGAGCAGGGCAGGATTGCCGAAGGCTGCAACGATCTCGCCCGCTGGAACAAGGTCCGGCAGGGCGGCGTGCTGCAGTTCAGCAATGGCGTGCAGCGCCGATCGATGCGGCGCCTTGAATACTGCCGCACCGGCCTGCCTGGCTATCCGGCCGAGACGCTTCAGGCCCGCCTGAAGCCGTGGAAGTGAGGGGGACGCGCGATGGCTGATAAACTGGTCAACATGGAGACCCGGCCTGCGACGGCCGATGGAACGCGCGTGCGGCTGCGGGATTTGGGCGGTGGCACATTCGGGCAGGTTGTCGTCAACCACAACGTTCCGCTGGTCAGCCTTCCTTTCACGTCGGTGGACCAGCTGGCGCTGTCGGGGACAGCCACGGCGTCCGTCAACGGTAATGCCAGCGACAACGACGACGGTACGCAATCGTGCCTCGACATCACCATTCCGGGCTCGGGCACGTTCGCGAATGCTGTTCAGGTGCGCCGCATCATCAACGGCAACACGATTGGCCTGCGGCTTTCGCGGTACGGCGCCAACTACAACACCCCGGTGCCCTTCGCGGCGATCGTCGATGGACAGCCGATCGAAGTGGACTGGTCCGCACTGCTGCTGCCCGAGGCCCAGACAGCACCGGGCAACATCGCGGCCTATCGCAACATCATTCTCGGCCGCGATTTCGGCGATGGCGCGCACGACGTGCGGATCGGGTTCCCGTGCGATGCGGTCAGCCAGCGGCAAGCGCGGCTTCTAAGCTGGCTGGCCGAGGAAGCGGCGGGCTATCGGTCGCCGCAGCGTGGCGTTTCGTTGCAGGATGCGCAAATCACGCTCAACAGCGCCAACAAGACGTTCATGGGCGCAGCGAGCACCACGCGTGGCCTTCTCGGCTTCTACTGGCGCAACACGAACGGCGCTGCGCAGACCCTGAAGGTCTTTGCCGGCACGTCGGCGTTCGCCGGGGAGCTGTTCACCATCTACGCGGCGCCTGCCGGCTCGAACGGTTCTGACGGCTACTTCGCGCTGCCGGGCCTCGTGCCCGATGGCATTCAGGTGCAGGCGAGCGTCGCCAACGCCTTCGTCCTCACTCCCGTAGGAGCCATGTAATGTCGAGGATCGTTCTTGCCTGCATGGGCGACAGCCTGACTACGTCCGCTCCGGGCTACGGCCTCACGGCAGCCGACGAGCACCCATGCCGCATGGGGCAGGCCCTGCAGCTGCAATTCCCCCAACATGACATCGCCGTGCGGGCGCTGGGCATCGGCGGGAACAGCACCGCGCAGATGGTCGGCCGCAAGAAGGCCATGACGCAGTTTGAGGTGCCGGCGATCGGCGTGCTCTATGGCGGCGCCAACGATCCCTCGCTGTCCTCGACGGTCAATGGCGGCGCGGCAACCACGACCGTTATCCCCGTCCAGGCCGGCGCCGGGCCGAATTACGGCGTGGGCAGCTGGGTAAAGATCAACGGCGAGCGGCGGCAGATCGGATCGATCGCCGGTGATACGCTGACGCTGGCGACGGCCCTGTCGGCGGCACCGGCCAATACGACGGCGGTGGCGATCGACACCGAACTGAACCTCCTTGAGCTGGCGCTCTATCTCAAGTCCGCCGGCTGCACGCGCGTGCTGGTCCACGGGCAGCACATGAAAAACTGGACAGCGGGCGGCGATACGCTGGTGGCGGAAGAGGCGACCTATGCCGGCTTGCGCGTGGCGCAAATGGCGGCGGTGGCGGATATGATCGCGCAGGGGATCGAGGCGGTCTACTGCGACAATCTGGCGGCCATGCGCGCGCTGATTGCCTCGGGTGCCGAGGCGGCCGGATCGAACTGCTGGTCGGCCTATGCCGACAATCAGCACCTCAATTGCCGGCGTACACGCGGGGATGCCGCCGGACGCGGCGGTGGGCATGATGTGCTGGCCGCCAACGCGGTCGCGGTGATCGTGGCCAAGCGCTGGGTGCGATAGTTCGTCCTTGCCGAATCGTTCCAGATTTGTTCCAACTTCCTTATGCGGCGGAAGGGCGAGCAGAAGTTGGAACGGCGGTGGATGCCATGGGGGCCAGGGCATCCCGTTCACCGCCCCATCCGCACCGGGGACAGATGGCTTTACGCATGGGCTATGCAGGCATGTACTCCGTACCCGCTGATCGAGCGCAAGACCGGCATTACGGTGCAGCGCCTGCTTGCGTTGGAAGCCGGCGCGGCCCCTACGGGTCCGGAGTGCGAGGCACTCGCGGAACTATGGCGGTGCCCGTTGGACGATCTGCTGGCTTCGATGGCGCTGGAAGAGGATGTCAGGGGTGACCGGGTTGGCCAATGCGATGAATGAGGACTGGCTTATCATTGTGACGGCCAGCGGTCGCCCCCTGACGGGTGCCGGCGGGTCGCCGATCCTGTTCCCGGATAAGGATGCTGCCGCGCCCTTTGCGACCAAGCCGACCGACCGGATTGAGCCTTGGACTGGCGGGTTCCGACCGGTCCCTTGGGCGGCCCATTTCGACGGCTGA